GGAAAGGATGTCCCCCACGTAGGAAGCCATCTCGATAAACATCATTCCAGGAGAGGTAGGTGAAAAATCCGTGTAGGTATCGGGGAAATAGTTTTTTGCCATTTCCACAAGTTGTGTTCGGAAATCGTTAAAATCCCTCCCCACATACTTTATGTCCCTATCTTGATTCATTATGTTTCAAAATTTATATTAATTGTATCTTCTATATTTGTATAAGGTACTTGAAATCCTAGACTCACTTCTATACTTTGGGACTCAACATTGGGAGTTACATTTAGCTTGGAAATTACAACATTTGGAAACCAAACCCTAACACCTTCTTTAATTTGGTCTTTAATGTCCGCGACCTGTGAAGGTGTCATTTGCTCAAACAGTAGAGCTCTCAAATCAGCACCAAATTTTGGATTAAGATACCTCTCTCCCTGGTTGGTCAGTAAAAAATTGGTAATATTTGTCTTTAAAGCTTCCTTTGTGTTGTATGTCGTAGAGAATACACTACCGGGGGAAAATGGAAGTTTTACTCCTACCCCTCTACTAGGTTGTGTGTCTATACTTGGTACCTTAAAAATACTGGAAGGCATTATTTAGTTATGTTGTTTGATTTTTCAAATATTGCAGCAGCATTCTTTACAAAAGAAAGGTTGGAAATATCTACACCAGGTTCAATATATTCACTTTCCGGACGGACCACTGTTTCTGCAAGAAGTTCCCCTATAACGGTTTGTGGTTTAAAGCCCTGTAAAAAGTCCATCCTATGTGCTACTTTTTTTCGTTCCAACTCCTGTAGTACTTCCGGGGCTAGTGTTTGACTCTTCTCAGGGTTTACGTTCTCACTAAGTAACTTCGGTAACTCCTTTCTTAGTACTTCTGTAAAGACTTCCGTAAGTAGTTTTTTAAACTCACTCTTTACCATAAATATTTTAGTTTATATTATTTTCTAATTTGAATTGAATCTCTCTGATTAGAACATCCGTAGAAGAACTGAAAGAAGGTTCCCCTCTAAATACTGTTCTCCCGCTGCTATCTCTAGCAATGGCATATCTTCTGGGAGCTACTTTTGGTGAATTTGGGTCTAAGATAACTTCATAAGAAATTACTCTTCCATCTCCGAGTGTAAAGGTTCCTCTATCCCTAGTCTCCTTTTCTGTATCGGAAATTTGAATGGAATCAAATAATTGTATATTTGTTGAAATACCACTTGCTTTCACACACCCTTCTATAGCTATGTCAATCAATTTCAGCTTTGACTTTATATTACTCAATACAGGTAAAACTGTTTGGACTAGTTGTTCAATCGATGTAACTTCGTTTCCATACCTTTCCAACTTTTTATCAAGTTGAATAAGACTGTCACTGTACCTTGTTAATACACTTATCGGTACACCTGTACCACCGGAAGGTGGAATAATTGCTGTTGGAACAGGAACATTTTTGATAACAGTAATTGCCGTCTGAAGTCCTGTAATTGTCCCTTTTAGTAATGTTCCCAGTTTGGAGAAACTCTGGACTCTTTTTTCTGCTTTTTGTACCTGGGTTAGCAGGTTATTTCGTACTTTAACCAGTCTTTCAAGCTCTCTTGGTGAGGGACACTGGTTTGAAAACTTTGTGAGGGTCTTAAGAATTTGTTGTTGTACCTTAGAAGTGACATTTGCTTTAATTTTTCCAACCTGTGTGGCTACCATTGAAGATAACCCTCCTTTAATCCCCTGTTTAGTCGTATACTGTTTAAACTCTAAAGCAATCTTTTTAATCTCATCAGATTTTTTTTTGATAGCTTCTAATTTTTTTTGAACATTTTCTACCTCTCTTTGAGCCTTGTTGTAATCTTGCTGGGCCTTTTCAAAAATATCCATGTTTTCCTTTAATTCCCCAAAGGGACTTTCTTATTTAATATCCTTCTACTACTCTACAAAGATCTTTTGGGAAAAAAGAGATTTTAGAGATTTTCTTAATGTCTGAACACTCTCTTTCAATGTAGCTCCCTCCGTTATAAGTGTATTAACGGGTCCACCATTGACCGATACTGCCTGTGTCATAGAGTTTGCAACACCATCTAAACTATCCAATAATGTGTTAATCCAGTTTTCAAACTGCTGCCCTTTAACTACAGGTTCTTTACTTGTAGGGGGCGAGTTTTTTGCCCCTTTTCCTAAATAAATCTTTTTAGAGTCCAAACAAATTATGGATTCTCCATCTAAATTGACATCTTTTGCAGAAACAGTAAATGAATTCTTGGTAGAATTAATAATAGAGTCTTGATTTGCATTAATAACAACTCTACCTGTATTGACAAGTATCTGTGATCCCCTGTAACTTTCCGGTAAAATAGGTTTTACTTCATGTGAATCAAACTTTGTCTTACTTAGTTTTAAAGGTACACTGTGATCTGTAACAATGTACAGTGAACTAATATCAGAATTAATATCCTCAACCCTGTCTGAAGAACTTCCTGGACGGTGTTTACTCAGGGTGAGTGAAATAAACCCATTATCGGAATTTGAAGTATTTGAAAGTTTGTCAAGTTCCCCTTTATATCCTCCTAACCTAATAGACTGTCCAAGTCTTCCTTCTAGTATGGTATCTCCAGGTGAAAATGTAAGAGGTCTATACCCTTCGTATTCATGTACATCCCCCAATACTTTCTGCGGGTTAAAACCCGGTTCGGGAATTGCATTATGGTTTGGGTTACCCCACATATTCAAGGGTGCTCCATAGTAGAAACAAACCGTTGAGGATGTTACTTGAATATCCGGTGTAGGGCCTAGAAAAATTTCAACAATTTCATTTACCAGTGGTAATTGTTTAAAATTACTATTTACCGGTATTGCGTAATTTACGTTTGTTTTAAGTTCTTTACTCTCTGTGATTCCTCTGAATTGAATACTCCCTATTGGAAGTTTCATTGTTTTTCCTGTAAGTTCGTCAACAACGTCGGTAGATGAATCTAGGACTACTTCAAGTACCCTTCCATAAAAACGGGTAGGGGAACTTTCGTTACCCCTTAAATCTTTTCTGCCAGTATTTGAAGTTAAGAAATATTCCACTATTGTGGTAAATTTAATTGATCGTCTTCTGATTCTAAAATTTTTGCTAACTCTTCTGCAGAAATTCCTATACCACCTTCCGTACCTTTTATTGTTTCAGCTCTTTGAGCAATACCAGCTAATTTAATCAACTGTTCATTATTCTTTACTCCGAGATCTAGATACTCTTTAATCAGGGGTACAATAATTTGAGCATTTGTCTGGGTATTAATTAAAGGTTTAAGCTGAAGAATCAATTCAGAGATTTGTGAATCTTTTGCTTTTGAGTTTGAATAGATTTCTTTAAATATGTCCGATAATTTCTTCTTATCGAAGAGAACTGTATCAAATGCCATCTGTTTTGGGTTTTTGATAAATATAGTACCCTTATTTTATCTCATACCCGGCTTTCTGAATCTTAAAGTAGAGATTGTAAAATTCCTCTTTTAGAATTCCTATGACACGGGTTACTGTCGGGGTAGTACAATCTGTTATTTCCCTAATGTAGATATAAAGTGCTTTCTTTTTGAAAATGTTCAAATCTGCTCTAACTTTAAAAATAGTGAGGATTGCATCAGCTACTTTTTGGTCCATTTCTTTAGTAAAAAGTTCAGGTAATTTCACATAACACTGTTCTACAAACATATCAATGATACCTCCCAAGGTAATTTCATGTTCACCTAGTGTATGGTTTTCATCTTCTCCAGAATCTACAAGTTCGTCAAAAGAAGCAGTTTGGGTTCGTTTTTTGTAATTTTTACCATTGTAGTTTATCAACCACCTTTTAACAATTGTTTGGAAGTATGAAAAAGCTTTTGCTCCATTGGTTGGGTCAAATCTGTGTATTTTCTCCTCTACAAGAACCGAAATAATTTCAAGTTTAAGATCCTCCACATCCTCTACATCGGTGTAATAAAACTTAAAACTGTGTATAATGTTTTCTGCAAGTTTATAAAACGGATAATATATCTTTTCTCTAAAAATTTTGTCCCTAAACAGGGGGTCAGAGGAGTTATTGTAACTAACAATAGCATCCTCTGTATCTTTAGTAAAATAGTAATTTGACTGTGTGTTAGGTTTTTGGCTTTCCATAATTTTCAGGAAGACGAAACTGATTGATGTTTTCCTGAATTTCCTTCATAAATTTAAAGAAAGTTCCAATTTCATCATCCGATCGGAAAACACCTTTTTCGTCCAATCTATCTATATACAATTTTGATTCCTGTATAAGATATGAAACATTTCTCAGATAATCAACCTGTCCGGAAATGATATCTTCTTGGACTGTTAGTTTTCGGTTTAAGTTCCAAATGACCCACCCCATTACACTACAAACTAACACTAAAACAATTATTAAAAAAGTTGTCATTTTTTAGAACTCTTTGAATTTACCCACCTATCATATTCAACTTTGGAAGCTAAAAAATCAGCCTGGTGTAGGATGTGTGTTATGTTTGACCTAAGTTTAGAATCTGGAGAATTTGAAAGGTAATAAGGTTTGTTTACATCTTCGTAAACTCCATCGTGTAACTTTATTGCAAAATATTCATTTTCTGAAAGAATAATTCCATTACTCTGAAGTGTATATAGTGATCTATCCTGGATTAACATAAAGGGAAGATTTGGATTGTATGTATACATTTCCCCTAAATTTTCTTTCCTCCAATTGTTTGTCTGAGGTAGGTAATTTGGTAAATCTTTTAAACCTACTTTTCCAAGGTCGTGGTTTAAAGCTGAGAATACTAATTCCTCCTTAGTAAAATTAATATTAGCTCCTGATTGTTCCCAAAGGTTTAGGAATGTTAAAGACAATTCAACAACCCTATTAACATGTTCAATGTAACCTCCTGTAAAAGCATTGTGAAAATGAGGTTTACCTGAAGCCGGTGTAAAAACCATTTCATCCCTAAGAGAAGTGTAGAGTTTAACTAGCTGGTCTTTTCTACCTCCGGTGATATATGTTGAGATGTACCCTAGATGGGTCTCCCAGTTCTTAAGTAATTGTTCTGGGGTTAGTTCCATTAGTCTTGAGTCTCGGTATTAAGTAAAGTTTGAATATCAGAAGTTTTTTCCAATACTTCTGTAACTTTTAAGAAAGCTTCATCAAGTTCATTCCTCTTAATGTGATATCCAATTAATTTGATTTCACTATTAACTTTTTCTAACTTATTCTCAACTATTTCTTTATTTCTCATAGGGTTGGTATTAATTAATAATTTAATATAAGAAATAAAATAATATAATCCAAACTGTTAATTTATCTTATATTCCAATCTTTAACCCTATTTTATCCAGTATTAATACCTTTTATACTTACTTTATCTATATCTCACATAAACTATAACCTAACCTTATAACATTAAATTAATCTTACTAATCTATTATAATAGTATTAATAATATATATATTTAATATATTCATAATTTCCTTTTCTGTCAAAGGGTAAGATATAGAAAAAACACATACGAATCAACTAAGGATCCCAGTAAAAGAATTACGAAGTTTCATCAGAAGAGAACAATTTTCGTATAGTTCAAATTCCTCAAAAATTTTAATCATTTCATCAATATTTTGAAGAATAACCGGTTTTGTAAAATCAGATTGAATTGAAACTATATTCTCTCCCTTAAATCCCTTTAATTTCCCCAATTCTCTTACTAAAATAATATAATAACTTAACTTAACTTTTTTTAATAGGGGAAAATTGAGTTTTCCATTTTTATTTTCCCACAGAGTTATAAGAAGAGGAAATTGATTAATGGAAAAGAAAAAAGAGTAGAGAATCAACAAATCAGGGTCTTGAGGTTGACTTAAGACTGTCTGCTGATCCTCTACTAGAGGTTCTGGGGTAAGTAACTCGAAAAATTTATCTACATTCATAACATGGATAAATATCTAAGAAACTATCTATTAAAAAGGAATGGCTGTTCTCAGGTACAAAAACCTAAGTAGAAAATCTTCAGTATAC